GTGCACCCGCACTGCTTCTGCGAAGCGGGTCCGCCGCACAAGTCTGCCAAACTGGTAGACGACATTGACCCGAAGCTGCGTACTCAGCTGGACGGACGGAGCACCATGAAGGTTGAGACCAGGGCCGCCAAGATCATCGAGATCCGCGGGCCCGGCACCGAGCAGCCGACGGCCAAGCCAGGGTTCACCGCCAAGCTCGTGAGCTACGGCGTGCCCGACTCCTACCGCACGAGCTGGACCAAGGGCGTGTTCACTCGCGCGCTCGAGGCCCGCGCCGGCGACGGCCACGCGATCCCCGTGGTGTGGAACCACGACTGGGCGGACCCCGTCGGACAGGTGGTGTCCTACCGCGACGAGTCGGACGGCTTCTACGGCGATGTCGAGTTCGACGACTTCGATGCCGTGCCGCGCGCTCGGCAGGCCCACGCTCAGCTCCGCTCGGGCACGATGGGGCAGTTCAGCTTCGCGTTCGGGCGCGGCGAGGAGGAGGAAGACGGCGAGCACCGCGGCGTCATGAAGCAGACTAGCGTGGCCGCCGTGCAGGAGTTCTCCATCGTGCTCAACGGCGCGGTCCCGGGCACCGGCGTGCAGTCGGTCCGCTCGGCACAGATCGACCTGGACGCCGTGACCGACGTGTTCGCCCGGCACGCCAAGGGCGAGCTGGACACCGTGCACGCGCTGGCCGAGATCCGCAGTGCCGAGACGCGCAGCGCGGCCACGTTCGAGATCCGCGCCCTGGACGGCACGCAGACCGACGGCGTCGACCCGCTCGGCGTGCTGGCTGCCGTGGATGCGGCGATGTCCGGGGTGGCCGATCAGCTGGCGAAGGAAGACGTGGAGGCCGCGCGGCGCTACTTCAGCCAGGCCGCGAGCCGGCTCTCCGAGCTTCAGTACCTCCTCGGCATGGTCCCCACCGTGGACAGCGGCCCGTTCGGCGACTGGCGCGGCGCGGGCAAGCCGTCCGACCCGGACCCGGCGCTGAACACCGAGCTGCGCGAAGACGAGGCCGTGCTGCGCATGAGTGACGAGGCCGAGATCGCGGACGCCGGGCGCTACGCCGGGTTCGTCTCGCAGCGCTCGAGCGTTCGGCACCTTCGCACAGGCACGGCGAAGAAGCCGTACGGCGACGTGAAGTACGCCGACACCGGCTACCAGAAGGACAAGAAGAAGCGTTACCCGCTCGACACCAAAGAGCACGTCCAGGCCGCGCTGAGCTACATCGGCAAGGCGTCCAACGCCGGGCAGTACAGCTCGGGCGATCTGGCCAAGGTCAAGGCCGCGATCAACGCGGCGGCGAAGAAGTTCGGCATCGGGCAGTGAGCGCGGTCGTCTACGCGCCGTACGCGGACGCGTCGGCGTTCTACCGGCTGCTCGAACCCGCGCGCGTGCTGGGCGTGCCTGTGGTCGAGCACCTGCCTCAGGTGGGTGACGCCGAGACGGTGATCCTCAACCGGCCGTTCGACGGCGGCATCGCCGAGCAGATCCGGTTGTGGGTGGCCGAGGGGCGCCGCGTGGTGGTGGACCAGGATGACTGTTTCGACACGGTCTCGCCCAACCACGCTGTGTACGGCCGGTACACCACCGAGCACATGCACCTCGCCTGCAAGTACGCCACCGTGGTCACGACCAGCACGCCCGCGCTCGCGCACCGGTACGGCTACGGCCACGGCGTCGTGCTGCGCAACCGCGTGCCGGCGTGGCGCCTGTCCGTGGAGCGCGATGCCCGCGGGCCCGAGGCGCCGCTGTGGGTGGGCTGGTACGGCTCGCTGTGGTCGCACCCGGACGACCCCGCTCAGGTGGGCGGCGGGCTCGGCGCGCCGATGCGTGACACCGGCGCCGAGTTCGCCATGTTCGGGCCGGAGAAGGACGTGCCGATCGTGGCCGCCCACCTCGGCCACGACGGCGTGACGCACCCGTTCGGCTACTACTCGATGGATGGCGTCATGCGCGCCATCGCCGAGTGGGACCTTGGCATCGTGCCGTTGGAGCTGAGCGCGTTCAACGAGGCGAAGAGCGGGCTCAAGGGCCTGGAGCTGGCCGCCGCCGGCGTGGCCGTCATCGCCTCGCCCACGTCCGAGTACAAGCGCATGGCCGAGTTCGGCGCGTGCGTGACGGCCCGGACGCCGCGCGATTGGGAGAATTGGGCTCGTCTGCTGCTCCGTGATGCAGAGGCACGGCGCGCGCAGGCCGAGCGCGGGAAGCGGTGGGCGGCCACGCAGACGTACGAGCTGCACGCGGCCGACTGGCGCTCAGTGTGGTTCGCCTGAGAAACGGCGTTATGATCCGCTGTAGCCACTCGTGACGGGCTGTTGTGACTGCCGAGGGCGGATGCTGTACCAGTGACATCCTGACTACTAGGAGTAGCAATGCCCCAGACCACAGCACAGTGGCGCGCGGAAGCGAGCGCCGAGGAGCTGGCCACCCGAGCCGCAGAGATGCGCTCCGAGTGGGCCACCACGTCCGAGAGCCTGCGCAACGGCGACTCTGCCGCGTTCGAGACCGCCCGCTCGGCATTCCTCGCCGAGGTCGAGGAGATCGACATCAACATGTCGCTCCGCGGCATCGAGGCCATGCCGGTCGCGTTGCGCGGCCAGACCCGCGGCGGCGACAACGGCACCATCGGCTCCGGCGACGCGCGCGAGCTGCGTTCGCCCGGCCAGATCGTCATCGAAGACGAGGCGTTCAAGGCGTGGGCCGCCGGTGGCGCCCGTGGCGAGTCGCCGGGTGTCGAGCTGCGCGCCCTCGTAGCCGAGAACGACTCGAACGGCTCCTCGGGCCTGCTCCCTGTCGGCCAGCCGTTCCTGGTCAACCAGCAGCGCCGGCGCCTGTTCATCCGCGACCTGATCGGCGTGCAGCAGACCGGCCTCTCGGCCATCCCGTACGTCCGGGAGCTCAACGCCGTGGCCAACCAGATGGGCGCGAACGTCGTCTCCGAGGGTGGCACCAAGCCTGAGGCCACGATCCAGCTGACCCCGGACCTGGCGCCCGTGCAGGTTGTCGCCGTCACGCTGCCCGTCACCACGCAGATCGTGGAAGACGGTCTCACGCTGATGGGCTACATCAACGGCCGCCTGACCTACATGCTCAAGATCCGCGAGGAAGACCAGATCCTCCGCGGCTCTGGCACCAGCCCGAACCTCAAGGGCATCCTCTCGTACGCGGGAATCCAGACGCAGACGGGCACCACCACGGACCCAGTCATCGCGATCGGGAACAGCATCTCCCTGATCGAACTGGTGGACGGCTACGCCGACGGCGTGGCCATGAACCCGGCCGACTACTGGGCCATGGTCACCAAGCGCAACAGCGCGGGCAACTTCGATGTCGGTGTCAACGGCGAGTGGAGCGCGAGCCCCACGCAGTACATCTGGGGTCTGCCGGCCGTTCGGGCCAACAGCCTGAACAGCAAGCAGCTCCTGGTGGGCAACTTCGGCATGGGTGCGACGCTGTTCGACCGCTCGCAGTCCGGCGTCCGGGTGTTCGAGCAGCACGGCACCTTCGCGGCGGAGAACAAGGTTCTGCTCCGGGCGGAGGAGCGCGTGGCGCTCGCCGTCAACCGGCCCGACTTCTTCGTCAAGACCACCCTCACCTGATGAGCGACGGGCCGACGTTCGTCCGGTTTACGCCGGACGGTAAGTGGTACCGAGCCTCCGGTATCACGAACATCAATGTCCAGGTGGTCGAGTCGGGCGGTACGACGCACTACTACCTGGTGGGCGAGGGGTTCGGTACGAGCGGTATCGAGTACCCGAGCCGGGAAGCCGTTGACGCGGTTCTCCGGGACTTCCTGGAGACGTACGGCGGCTTGGACCTGACGGACTGAGGAGGGGGACGGCCATGGAGTTCGTACCGGATGACGTGGCCGTCTCCCCGCAGGCCGAGTGGCTGGCGCGCGTGACGCCCTTCCTGACTGCGGACGACCCGCACCAGGCATGCAACGCGCGCGCTCGGGCCGCGGGCTCGGAGTCGGTCAACGCGTACTGCACATGCGAGCATGGGCCCTGCACGAAATCGTGTTGTGTTCCAGGTGGGGAGGACGATTGACCGAGCACCGGCTGTTTGACCCGGCCGCCCCGCCTGCGTGGCTCGACTCGCGGTGGTGGACGGAGACGCCGAACTGCAATCACCTGGACGGCGAGACTGCGTTCGCGCACCGCCCCCGGTTGGAAGCGGCGGCGAAATCGGCAGTCCGGTGCGCAGAGCTGGCAGGAACACAGCAGATCGTCGATGTGGGCGCGGGTGACGGCGGACTCCTCTCGCTGCTGCCCGAGCCCTACCGGTCACTGTCGTACGGGTACGAGATCATCACCGACTCGGTCCGGCACGCCGGCGAGGTGCGCGGGGTGGAGGTGCGCCGCGCGGACGTCCTGCGCGACGAATTGGCGCTCGGGCCTGTGGTCACGGCCACGGAGATGCTGGAACACCTGGACGATCCGCACGGCTTCGTGAAGCGGCTGTACGAGAGCCCGGACACGCGGTTCATGGTGGCGTCCTCACCGCAGTTCGAGACGCCCGAGGTGCACTGCGACAACCACGCGTGGGCATGGGACATGGCCGGGTACGAAGCCATGTTCGTCGCTGCTGGCTGGAACGTGGTGGAGAATTCCACTGTGGATTGGTACCAGGTACTCACAGTTACTAAGGAGTAACGCCATGCACTTCCATCACGGCGTGTGGGTTGACCACGACGGCGAGCCCATCGACATGAGCGAAGCTCCGACCGCGGGTGAGCCGCAAGTGCCCGAGCAGGATGACGGCACGGACAAGACCAAGCGCACCCGCTCGGCGAAGAAGGACCCGCGAGAGGGCAAGGGCGACGCATGATCGCCACCGTGGCGGATTACCGCCTGGTCACCGGCGACACCGTCACGTTGGATCCTGACGTGACGGTGGCGCTGGGGCGCGCGCAGGCTCGAGCCGAGGAGCTGTGCGAGCGCCAGTTTGACCTCTCGGCGCGAACCGAGACGGCGCCGATCGACAAGGACGGCCACATCTGGCCGCTGGCCTACCCCATCACCGCGGTCACCGTGCCCGCGGGCTCGACCATCGCCGATGACGGGCTCTCCATCCTCAGCCCGGGCGCGGTCACCTCGACCGGGTTCGCGGACCTGTTCGAGGACGTGTGGGGCTTCCCGGTGGACCAGCTTCCCGGCTCCCACTTCACGCCCGCGCGCACGGTGCTGACCAGCTACACAGGCGGCTACGCGCCCGGCACCGCGCCGCAGGGACTTGTGGACGCCATCTGCGAGCTGGCCTCGCGCTACGCCGCGCCGGCTGACACGCGCGGCGTCCCCGCGGGCGTCACGTCCGTCACGACCGGCGGCGCCGCCACGCAGAGCTTTTCCGGGCGCGCGCTCGGCGGCTCCTCGGGCATCCCGGCCAGCCTGCGCGCGGCGATTCGCGCCTATCGCCACGTGCAGGCCCGGAGCGCCGACTAATGATCATCCCCACCACCACCGTGAAGGTGCTCCGAGGCGACGAGGACAACCCTGCCGTGGACGCGTGGGGCGACCCGATCGACTCGGACACCGTGGTCAAGAGCGGGCTGCCCGCGTCGATCCGCGCCGTGAACAGCACCACGTTCGACCCCGGCTCGGGGCAGCGCATCAGCCGCCAGAGCTGGGCCATCTCGTTCCGGCCGAGGGCTTTCACCTTCGCCGTGACCGACCGCGTGGTGGATGAGACGACTGGCGCCGTCTACCAGGTGGAGACAGTCGACCAGAGCCCCGCTCGGCTGATGCAGGGTGTCATCCACCTGTACTGCACACAGGTCAGTTGATCCCGTAACGCACGGTAGTATCCGCTCAAGCCCCGCGGGAAAACCGCGCGAGGGGCGCCCGATCCGGCCGAAGAGGTGGGGTGACCATGTCGAGCATCGAGATCGATCAGACCGGCATGGACGCTCTCCGCAGCTTCGCGCAGGACAAGATCGGGCGCATCGCCGGCCAGATGGTGGACGACGCCCGGCGCTACGCCCCGGTGGAGTCCGGCGCGCTGAAGGCCAGTGGTCGCGTGATCCGGATGGGCCCCGAGCTGTGGCGCATCTCCTTCGGCGAGGGCCTGCCCGACGCCCGCGCCGTCTACCAGGAGGTGGGCACCGGCGCCGGCTTCTACCAGCCGACCTTTGTCGACACCGATTTCAGCCCGCTCAAGGGCCACCGTCCCGGCCACATCGAGCCGCGCGCCTACATCCGGAACGCCGTCTACCGGGAGCGCACGTTGTGAGCCACCACCCGAGCAGCACCCTCGTGATGACCGCGTGGCTGAGCCAGATCGCGGGCGTCCCGGCGGCCACCGTGCTGGCGCCGCCCGCGGGCTGGCTCGCCACCGGCATGACCACGGTGACGCCGGTGGGCGGTAACCCGGACATCTACAACCCCGAGCGCGCCCCCGTGTTTCAGGTGGACTGCTGGGCGGCGAACCCCGCGGCGGCCGGCGCGAAGACGACGTCACGCAAGACGCCGCGCCAGAAAGCGAACGAGCTGGCCGACGTCATCGTGCTGGCCACGTACGCGCTGAACGGCCCGCGGGTGACGCTGCCTGCCCAGTTCTTGCCGGTCTGGATCGAGTCCGTGGTGCCCATCTCGGAGGTCCGGTGGGTTCCTGAGCCAGCGAACAGCTACGCGCACTTCTCAGTGGACATTCAACTTCGCTGGGCGGAACAGGCTCCGGCCGTCAACCTGTAGTAACGGAAAGGTAACAACATGCCCATCACCACGGCGAAACTGATGGTTGGCCCGGGAAAGCTCCGCTGGGCCCCCGTCGGCACCGACGACTCCCTGATCATCGCCGGCGCGGTCCCGAGCTGGACGAACTGGACGGATGTCGGCCTGACCGACGGCGGGCTGGGGATGTCCATCGCGAAGAACTACGCCAACCACACGGTCGACCAGACCGCCGATTGGGTGGCCAGCACCATCACCGAGCGGCACTTCACGATCCAGACGTCCGTGGTCGAGTCCGGCAACCTGGCCAAGCTGTCCCTCGTCAACAACGGCGGCGTGACCGCGTCCCCCAACGCGTCGTGGCAGAAGTACGAGCCGACCACCGACCTCATCGCCACGCAGGAGACGTACATCGCCGTGGCCGCCGAGGGCAAGTCGCTCGACGGCAAGTCCGTGATCGTGGTCGTCCGGAAGGTGCTGAACGTCGACTCGGTCGCGTTCGACATGAAGAAGGACGCCAAGACCATGTACTCCCTGTCCTTCGCCGGTCACTTCGTGTCGGACACCTCCGCACCGTTCGTGATGTACACGCAGAACTGAGGTAACGCACCGTGTTCGAACTGACCAGTAGGCCGGGCGGTCTCGCCGGCATCCTTCAGGACGGCCCCCGCGAGGTGCTGTTCTCCATCGACGACACTGAGTACACGATCCCGGTCGAGTTCCCTCCGACGGCGGCCATGCTCTACGCGAACGTGCTGGGCACGGGCGGCGCGGAATATGCCACGACGTGGGCGATGCAGCTGGCTCTCGGTGTCGATGGGTTCGCGGCGCTCTGCGCGGTGGACGTCCCGAAGGAGGAGTTCGTCAAGATGCTGGCTGTGGTGATCGGCAAGATCCAGGGCTTCACCATCTCCGCGCCTGGGGCGACCGACCCAAAACCGACGGCGGCGAAGCGCCGCAAACGCTGATCGAGAGGGTGGCCGAGGTGAGAGCAGCCGCGGAGAACCTGCCGTGGATCGTCCCCCACTTCGGCGCCATCTCGTCGGACCTGTCCGTCTACCACCGGATCGATGATGTGGACGCCATCGGCATGCCGCGGTTCGTGCGCCTCCTGGAGCACCTGCACGCCTACGGCGGCGCGTACGTCCAGTCGATCCAGCGGGCCCAGACGCAGCGCTCAGCGGCCACCACAGCCGCCGAGCCGGGCGGTGCCGAAGGGGACACGCCGGATGAAGAGGTGGCCCGGCAGTGGGAGGCCGTGCTCGCGCGCGAGTTCCCGGACCACATCGCCGGCGGCATCGAGACCGTGAGCGCAGAAGAGATGGCGAGGTTGGCCGGTGGCTGAGTTCAAGGTCGCGTCGGCGTACGCCGATTTCGTAGTCAAGGTTGACGAGGGCATCGACGCCGCCATCGCCAAGATCAAGGCGCGCGGCAAGGAACTCGACACCGAGGCAAAGGTGGTGCTGGACGCCGACACCACGGCGGCCAAGGCGAAGATCAAGGGCCTGGGCGACTCGAACGAGAAGGCCACCGTCCAGGTGGACGCGGACACCGCGCTCGCCCGGGCGAAGCTCAAGGGGTTGGGCGACGACAAAGTCACCGTCCCCAAGATCAAGCCTGAGGTGGACCAGGGCGCCGCGCGCAAGGCCGAGGAGGACATCGCCGCGCCGATGGCCCGCGCGGCGGCCCGCACCAACGCCCAGTTCAGCGCCCTGACCTTCGGCGCCCTGTCCGTCGGGCTGCCCGCTGCTGCTGCCGTGGGCGCCGCCGGAGTCGGTCTCTCGATGGCCGCTGCCGGTGCCGCGTTCATCGGCGCCCAGTACGCCGCGCAGGGCGCGAACGACCAGATCAACCGCTCGTTCGCGGCGCTGAGCACCAACGTCACCGCGTCCACCGAGGCCATGTCCAGCCAGTTCGGCGGCTACCTCGCGCCCGCGGTGGACAGCCTCGGCACCGCGTTCAACCGGCTCAAGCCGCAGATCCAGACCGCGTTCCAGAACTCGGACCAGGCCATCGCGCCGCTGGCCGGCGCCGTCACCGACCTGGCCGAGAACGCCATGCCGGGGCTGGTCACCGCCACCGAGCACATGCAGGCGCCGCTCCAAGGGATCCGCTCGCTGGCCGCGCAGACCGGCTCGGGCCTGACGGACTTCTTCACCAACGCGTCCGCCGGCGCCGGCTCGGCCGGCCAGAACCTCTCCACCCTCGGCGGCATCGCGCAGCAAGCGCTGGGCTTCCTCGGCACCCTGTTCGCGAATCTCTCGAACAGCGGCGTGCCGGCCGTGTACCAGCTCCAGGCCATGCTGCATCAGGCCGAGTCGGCGCTGGCCGCGCTCACGGCCACCGGCTCGGGCGCGATCGGCTTTCTCCAAGGCTTCACGGGGAGCGCCACCGGCATGCTGACCGTGGCCAGCTTGCTCGCCCAGGGGATCTCGCTGCTCCCCCCACAGTTGACGCAGTTCGCGGGCTCTCTCACGGCATCTGGGCTCGTGCTGAGCAAGCTCGGTATCGACGGCACGGCGGCGTTCGACGGTCTGAGCGAGCGGATGAAGACGGCCCGGGCGTCGGCCACGCCGCTGAAGTCCAGCATCGTTGAGCTGGCCACCACGGCGTTCAACCCGGCCATGCTCGCCACCGCCGCGTTCGCCATCGGGCTCCAGTTCCTCGGCGACAAGCAGAAGGAAGCCGCCGCCGCCGCGCAGGCCCAGACCGAGCGCGTCCAGACCCTCTCGCAGGCGTTGCGCGAGTCGAACGGCGCGATCGACGACAACGTGCGCGCCGCCGCCGCGCAGTCCTTGCAGAACACCAAGGTGGGCGATTCTCAAGACAACATGCTCACCACGGCGCGCGAGCTGGGCCTGTCGCTGCCCGGGCTCTCCTCGGCCTACCTCGGTAGCACCACGGCACTGGACGGGCTGAACCAGCAACTCCCGCAGGCCACCAGGCACGCGCTGGAACTGGCGTCGTCTCAGGGCAAAACCGGCTCCGAGATGCAGGACTTGATCAAGAAATACCAGGCGTTCAGCACCACGTTGAACGGCGGCGACTTCGCCAAGGCCGCGCAGCAGAACAAGGATCTGGCCAGCGCCACCGGGCAGGCGGTCAAGCCGACCACCGAACTCGGCTCGGCCATGGACACGCTGAAGGGCCACGCGGCGCAGACGGCCGACCGGATCACGGCGCTCAAGACGGCGCTCGACATCCTGTCGGGCCGGACGCCGGTGTTCGAGGACGCGATCAAGCAGGGCAACGACGCGCTGCGTGGCATGGAAGACGGGCTGAAGAAGGGCACCACCGCGGCCGACGGTCTGGGCAAGTCGTTGATCAACGCCGACGGCACGATCAACACCGTGAGCAAGAACGGCTCCGGGCTCCAGACCTTGGCCGAGGGGCTGCAAGGCTCGTTCGTCAACGCGGCGTCCGGGATCGACCAGATGGTGCGGCGCGGGGTGCCGTTCGCCGAGGCCACCAAGACGGTGAACGACTCGCTCCAGACGCAGCGTGACCGGTTCGTGGACGTGGCGCAGAAGATGGGGCTCTCCTCGAAAGAGGCGCAGGCGCTCGCGGACAAGTACGGGCTCATCCCCAAGACGATCACCACGGACATCACGGCCAACGTGAAACAGGCCAAGGAAGCCGTGGACGCGCTGCCCGCGTACGCCGCCGGCGTGCAGGGCGCGATCATCCTCTCGGCGAAGACGGACCCGGCCACCGGCAAGATCCAGGAGACCGTGCAGTACGCCGACGGATCCACCGGCTACATCACGCTGGACGGGCTCAAGGACCCCGTGACCGGGAAGACCATCGAGGCCGTGCAGTTCGCCAACGGCTCGCGCGGCTACATGACCATCGACGGTATCAACCAGGCGGCCAAGGACGGCACGCTCTCGGCGGTGCGCTACGCCAACGGCTCGGTGGGCACCATCGACATCCGGGCGAACGCCAGCTCGGCGTACGGCACCGTGAACGGCTTCCTGGACAGCTACCTGCACAGCGTCATCACGATCCCGGTGCGCACGAGCACGCCGCCCGGCGGCATCCTCCCGCTCGGCTCGAACAGCGTGGGTGGGCTTGTGGGCGGCGGCAGTATCCAGCGGTTCGCGACGGGCGGGCTGGCTGCGTCGCTGGGCGCCGTGGACGTGGCGGCCGGCGGGAAGCTGAGCGGCCCCGGCACCGGCACCTCGGACAGCATGCTCGCGCTCGTCTCGAACACCGAAGCGGTGATCAACGCCAAGGACACCGCGAGGAACGTCACCGAGCTGGCCGCCATCAACAACGGCCAGCGCGACTACTCGAAATACCCCGACACAGGTCGGCCGAGCGCGCCGGTTGCCCCGGCGGCGCCCATTACGATCAACGTCTACCAGTCGCCCGGGCAGGACCCGTACGTGCTGGCCACGATGGTGTCCCGTGAGCTTGAGCTGAGGAGGAAGGTCGCGTGAGCTTCCCCGCGTTCTCGGTCAACACGTGGTCCCTGGACGGGGTCTCGTTCAACACAGGCCCCGACGGGCTGGGGCACTCGTTCCTGGTCAAGGCGTCCAAGGGGTGGAAAGGCTCCGCGCCGCCCCGCCCGGACCTGACCGTGCGGCCGAACTCGAACGGCGCGTACCGCGGGCCGAACTACACGGCGCCGCGTGTGGTCGAGCTGGACGGCGTCGCGCAGTGCTCGAACCGCGCCGACCGCGACGCGCTGTGCGATCGACTGGAGGGGCTGTGCGTCGACCCCGACGCCCTCTACGATCTGGTACGAAACGAGTACTCTCGGTCACTGAAGTGCCGGGTGGAGCGGCAGGCCCGCATCGACGTCGTGGAGCTGCCCGACGGCGTCACCGTCGCGTTCAATATCCAGGTGATCGCGACGGACCCGCGCAAGTTCAGCACCACGCAGCAGTTCGCGCAGACCACGCTGGCGCAGGACCCGGCCGACGGTGTGCTGTGGGAGGGCGCGGCCGGCGGCACCGGCACCGAGTGGCAGGGCCCGACGGCGGCGCCGAACACGGGCCTCGTCTACCAGTCCACGGCCGGCAGCCCCGGCATCATGGTGATCACGAACAACGGCACCGCCAGTACGCCCGTACGGTTCACCATCACGACGCCGCCGGGGCAGTCCATGAACATGCCCCAGCTCATCGTGGCCGCCACCGGAGACACCATCTCCTACAACGGCACCATGGCCGCGGGGAGCACGCTCACGGTGGACACCGGCACCGGCCTGGTCCTGCTCAACGGCGCCACCGGCTCGGGCCAGCTCGCGCGCGCCGACTTCTTCGAGGTGCCGCCCAAGACCACGTACATCGTCCAGTTCACTGCCGGGGGTCCGGCACCCGGAGCTACCGCGTCGGCCGTGTGGTCCGACGCCTACTGAGGAGAGTCCATGGCCGGAACCGCTGTTGCGATCACCGTAGGCGACGCGACCCCACTACTCGATGACAACGGCTCGGGCGTCTACGTCAAGGGCCGGAACACCGCGCACGACATCCGCTTGGGCCTGCTCGGCTCGCTGTTCCAGCAGTCCTCGGACGGCATCACCCCGCGCGCGGGCGTGCTGCTGACCTTCTGGGACGGCGCCAACTACGACTTCGCCGCGGTGCCGGCCGGCACGCCCGACCAGACCTTGACGATGAAGCGCGGCCACGCGATCGTGCCGCGCGCAGGCCAGGGCGCCTACTTGATCAACATGGAAACCGATCAGGTCATCACCATGCCCGCGGCCAGCGCGAGCAACAGCCGCGTGGACCTGGTCTGCCTGGCTGCGTTCGACAAGGGCAACTTCGTGGGGGACGCCGCGCACGGCCCGAACTTCTGGATTGAGCAGGGCGCGCTCGGCGGCGGCGCCCCGGCCACGCCCACCGGCATGCTCAAGCTGTTCGAGGTGGCCCGCGCGGTCAACGACAACGCCATCAGCGCCGGAGAGATCACCGACCGGCGTTACGTGACCGGGGTCAACCAGGGCATCCGCCCCTACGTCGGCTCCGAGGTCAACGGCTCGGGCATCATCGGCGCGGCCGGGGTCTACCCGAACGAAGTCCGCTTCGGCCCAACGATGCTGGAACGCTGGAACATCTCCACCAACCTGTGGGACCCGCTCACGTTCCCGCTCGGTCAGGGCTACGCCGAGTACAGCCTGGTGGGGGCGCAGACCATCGCCACATCCACCGACCAGCGGCACCTGTTCGACACCACCGTGGTGGCCACAAGCGACGTCACCACGGCCACCGTGGCGGGCGGCACCGAGTTCACGATCAACCGCGCGGGCGTGTGGCTCATCGAGGCGCGCACCATCCTGAACGGCGCCGCGGGCTCGGGCGACTACCTCCGCGCCGCCGTCCTGTCCACCACCTCGGCCATCGCCAACCGGTTCGGCGGGAACAACACCTGGGCCGGGCACAGCGCGCCCGGTGCACCCGCCATCGCCCCGTACAACACGTGGGAGACCAACCCCGTCGGGCAGAAGCGCTTCGCCGTCGGTGACAAGTTCTCGCTGTGGCTGTGGCAGCAGTCCGGCGGTGGCCTCGCGGTCAACGTCACGTGGCCGCCGCGCATCTCGATGACCTGGCTCCGCCCGTAACCCTGAGAGGATGACCGGTATGACGATCACTCCGCAGTACTTCACGCCCCGACCGGGCGTCACCGCATCGGTGCAGCTGACGGCCGACAACGCCGCCGAGCTGGCCACGTACCTGAACGGCATCTTCGCCACGTGGAACGTGGCCACCACCGACACGGGTATCCAGTGGCTCGACTCGAACTACCCCGGGGGCCGCACGCTCACGGCCTCCTACGGGCAGTTCATCATCTTCACGCCCGCGGTCTACTCGGGCAGCGGGGTCAACCTCGGCGCCAACGCCGATGATCCGCTGGCGCAGGCGTGGAACCAGGCCGCTCCGGCCTCCCCCGCGAACTTCACGCTGACCGCTCCGCCGGCCTGACCCCGTGGCCACCCCTCGGCTCGCCGCGCACGCGCTCGCCGTGCGTTCCTCCTCGGTGCCTCAGGTCAAATACGAGCCCACCGAGGTGCTGGCGTTCGCCACCCGGACCGGGCGCGTCATCGCCTCGGTGCCGTTCGTCGGCGTGCCGAGGTGGGGCAACGGCGTGAACCAGCTCGGCACCTGGCAGGCCACGTTGGCGCTGCGTGGCTCGGCGGTGTCCGCGGGGCTCACGCCGGCCGACCTGGACGGGCTGGCGGTGCCGTGGCGCATCTCCTACGCCATCGTGTCCGGCACGAAGATCTGGGAGGCCGGTCCGCTCATCACCGAGCAGTACCAGCGCGGCGCCAGCTCGACCACGTTGTCCGGCGGCGGGCTGTGGAAGTTCCTCACGGACAAGCGGCTGCTGCTCAACGCCGGCCGCGCGAGCCTAGGCAAGATCACCGGCACCGACGCCGACACGGTGTTCGGCCCGACCGGCTACACGCCCGTGATCGGCGGCACCGTGCCGGCGGGCAACCGGGATCTCGACCTCGGCACCATCGCCAAGCGGATCGTGCAGGGCATCGAGAACGCGGCCGGTGGCGACCTCCCCATCGTCTACCCGGCCGACGCCACCGGCACGGCCATCCGGGAGTACCCGGGCTATGACCTGGCGTCCCCCGGCCAGCGGCTCACCGACCTCACTCAGGTGGACAACGGCCCGGAGATCCAGTTCCAGCCCGAGTTCGTGGACCCGCTCACCCGGGCGTTCATCCAATGGCGCATGCGGATCGGGACACCGAACCTCGGCACCCTCACGTTCCCGCACGCGTGGGACAGCGGTCGCGCCCTCATCGACGTCGACTACGGCATCGACGGCACGGTCATGGCCACGCGCGATTTCGAGCGCGGCAACGGCATGAACCGAGACCTGATCGTGGGGTTCGCGGACAACCCGATCCCGGCCAACGACCCGGAAGCGCTGCTCATCGAAGACTCGGGCGGCGCGCACACCTCGGCCACCGTGGTGAGCACGCTCAACGCCTGGGCGACGGCGGCTGTTGCCGCGGGCGGTCTGCCGGTGCCCGGGCTGAACGCCGTCGTGCGCACCGCGGGCGGCGATGGCAACGGCAACCTGACCCGCTCGCCGCACCAGGCCGGCGTGTTCGTGGGCGACACCGGCATCCTCCACATCCGCCGCCACCCTCGGTTCCAGGACGGTGACTACGCGGTACGGGTGATCGGGCGTGGGAACGGCGATACCGTTCAGGAGACCGCTCTCACGCTTCAGCTCCTCGGAAGGACGCTGCGATGACCAACCCCATCGCCCCCGGCCAAGTCTCCTCGCCCGTCACGGCGCTGGAACAGGAAGTGCGCGACCTCCGCCGAATGGTGGAAGAATTGTCGCGGAAAGACCTGTCGAATGCGAACGTCGGGCAGGGTGGCCGTCTGCGCGGAATGTACGCGAATGGGCAGGAAGCATTCCAGTTCGGTAAAGACCCGGTGGACGGGAACAACAAAGCGCGTATCGGTTACAGCGACGGCACTCCCGCTATCGGCATCGGCCCGGGCGGCGCTTTCTACGGCGGCCAGGAAACGCTGGTGGTCCGGGACCTCGCTGGCTCCCCCATCCTCGGCACCGATGAGCTGGCCGGGTTCGGCCTGTCGCACCCTGGCCTGGCCTACCCCATCGCATCGGTGTTCGAGGCCACCTACGCGAACGGCGCCACGATCAGCGGGGAGTTCGCTGTGGCCGTTGGTGGATTCATGTTCTATCACCCGGTGCTGTGGTTCAAGGGGCTCATCCGAGCATCGGTGAACTGGACCCTGCGGTGCGTTGTCACGGACCCGAGCGGCGCGATTGTGGCGTCCTCATCGTCCACCCCCACGCAGGCGAATAACCAGTATTACGAGCGTATGGTACAGCTCCCGCAATCGGCAGTGTGCGCACAGAATTACAGCGCCTCGGTGCTGATTACGCCGGCGGCAGCCACCACCACGATTTCCTGTTGGCCGCAACCGACAATGGGCACCACCTTGGGGTACTACAACGTGCGGACGGACACGCACTGACGGGCTCTCCGGATGATCGACGTTCCCGGCACACCGGTTACACTCTGCACCGTAGGTAACTGCGAGGGGTGACCACGTCGATAGGAGTCCGGATTGAGCACGTCGGATTGGGTGGCCCTGCTTGGCGTGGCCGTTGCCCTACTCATGGGTACCCTGTCCGTGGTGGTGCCGGTGTTTGTGCGCAAAGCGGACAAGAGAGACAGAACCATCGAGCGTCTGGAAGTGGCGAACGATACGCTCCGAGACGCCAACGTGGATCTGAAGATCCAGCTCTCCCGCTTGCAGAGCACAGCCGTGATCGTCGACCGGACGTTCACACAGCTGGCACCCGCGGAAGGGACTCCCTCGTGACCTGGTGGTGGAAGCGCACGCAGCGCCCTGATCGACTGGAGCGTGCTACCGAACAGCTCGCCGAGGCGCAGCAGCAGCGTGACGAGATCGCCGCCATGCGCCCGGAGACCGAGCGGCTGGCCAAACGCAACGCCGAGCACCTGCGAGACAATCACTTCGCCGAGCGCTTCGCCGCCGGCGTGCTGGCCACACAGAGAGGCAGACACGCGTGAACGCGCTCGGCTGGATCAACCTGCTCGAACTGATCATCGGGACCGTGGCCGGTGGCGGCTTCCTGATCATGTACACCGTCCGGTTCCGGTGGTGGGGCAACACCTTCGGGCAGCACCTCTTCGCCTTCAGCGGCGTGGCGTGGCTGTTCTACGTCTTCTACCTGTACATCACGGCCAAGGCCATCGCGGACGGCGTCCCCGGCACCGCGCCCGGCAACTCGGGCAGCGCTTCGGCGATCGGCCGGCTCGT